TGGGATTCCTTTAATGGAATGGCAAAAGTTTGTAGCGATTCATGGTCATAAGGTTAAGCCGGATGGTCGCTGGCATCACACCGAGGCTGGACTTTTGATCGCACGCCAAAATGGCAAGTCCACATTCATGATGCTGCGAATCCTGACCGGCATGTATGTGTGGGGAGAGAACCTCCAATTGTCATCAGCGCACCGATTGACTACGTCATTAGAAACTTTTAGGCAAATGGTTTCAATCATTGAGGAAAACGATCGCTTGGCTTCCGAGGTAAAAAAGATACGCTGGCAACATGGTGCTGAGGAAATGGAACTAAAAGGCGGTCGGCGGTTTGTGGTAAAAGCAGCAAACAATGCTTCGCGCGGTATTTCTAAACCATCCACGATTCATTTAGACGAATTAAGAGAATATAAGGATGAGGATGCTTGGTCATCAATGCGCTATACAATGATGGCTGCACAAAATCCCCAAGTTTGGATCTACTCAAATGCTGGAGATCAACATTCAGTCATATTAAACAAATTGCGTGAGAGGGCATTAGCATCAGCCACTACTAATGACCCGATAGGTTGGTTTGAGTGGAGTGCTGAACCGGATGCGCCAATACTCCTTCCGTCTGGCGATATAAACTGGAAAGCATTTGCTCAAGCCAACCCATCATTAGGACAGACAATCCATCCAGATAACTTAAAAGCCGTTATCAACGATCCGCCGGATATTGTGCGAACTGAAGTTTTATGTCAATGGGTAGATACAATCAACTCAGCAATTGATGCACAAAAATGGGCATTATGTCAGACTGACCCAATACCTTTAGATCCGGAAGCACCTACATGGTTGGGATTAGATTTATCTCCAGATCGAAAGTTTGGTGCGTTGGTTGCAACTCAAAAATTATCAGGCGAAAGATTTAATTTAATTTTATTGCATACATGGAGTAATGATTACTCAATTAATGATTTAGCAGTTGCCAATGACATTGCGCCTTATGTTCGAAAATATAATGTTCAGACTGTCGCTTATTCCAAAAGGACTGCGCAAGCCGTCGCAAGTCGGTTAGTTCCTGCTGGAATTCCCATTACAGATATGGATGGGGCGATATACGCTGAAAGTTGCGATCGATGGCTTGGGGCGATCAATAGCCATAGGTTGCAACATGGTGGGCAAGATGAACTTACCCAGCAAACGCTTTCTGCTGCGAAACTGCCCTATGGGGATGGGTCATGGATCATTGGAAGGCGTGCAAGTCGAGTGGCTGTTTGCGCAGCAGTCGCTTCGGCATTAGCAACATATTTTGCGACACAGCCAGAAACGGAAATTGACATTCAAGTCGGATAATTCGGACTTATGGTATATTATACCTTAATGGGATTATTTGATAGATTTTTGACAAATCAGACACCAACAGTTCAAACAGATGTTGCTGCTGCTAACACACCTTTCAATTTACAACAAGCGTTTGGCGGATTGTTCTTAGGCGCACAAACTGCAACTCGCGAACAAGCGATGTCAGTTCCCTCATTGGCAAGAGCAAGAAATATTATTTGCTCAACAATTGGTTCACTACCTTTAGAAACTTACAATCATTTTACAAAAGAACATTTAGATCCAAACAGAGTAATTATGCAACCAGATCCAAGAATCGCAGGATCAGCAATTTATGCTTGGATTGCTGAGGATTTATTATTTCATGGCGTTGCCTATGGTCAAGTTTTAGATTCTTATGCTGCATCAGATAATAGTCGCGTTCGCGCATGGACAAGAGTTGCACCAAACCGAATCACATATAACACAAATGCTGCTCAAACAGAAATTACAGAATATTTAATTGACGGCATGCACATACCTGCAAGCGGTGTCGGATCAATCATTGTATTTAGTGGATTAGATGAAGGCGTATTAAATCGAGCAGGTCGTACAATCCGCGCAGCACAGGAATTAGAAAAGGCTGCTGAACTTTATGCAAAAGAGCCAGTTCCAACAATGGTATTAAAATCAAATGGCACAAACCTAACTCCAGAGCGAATTACAAAACTTTTAGAATCATGGAAAACAGCAAGATCAACAAGAGCAACTGCATTTCTAAATGCTGATGTCGAATTGACTGCACTTGGATTTGATCCTGCTAAATTACAACTAAACGAAGCACGCCAATACCTTGCAACTGAAATTGCTAGAGCAGTTGGTATTCCTGCATCATTTGTATCTGCTGAAACTACTAGCATGACTTACAGTACAACTGTTATGGAGCGTAAAGCACTTATCGATTTCAGTTTAAGAAATATCATAACACCGATTGAGCAACGCCTTTCCGCCGCGGATTTTGTGCCAAACGGCGTTGAAGTGCGTTTTGATATTGATGATTTCTTGAGAGGTTCAGCATTAGAGCGTGCTCAAGTTTATGAAATCCTAAACCGCATCGGCGCAATGAGCGTTGAGCAAATTCAAGAGGAGGAGGACTTAATCCGATGAAGATTAATTTCCCAATTACCATAACCGCAGCCGATACAAACAAGCGCACAATCTCAGGAAAGATCGTGTCATGGAATGAGGCAGGCAATACTTCAGCCGGCAAAACAATTTTTGCTAAAGACAGCATCGATTTTTCAAAACCTGTCAAATTATTGCTTGAGCATGACAAAACAAGACCTTTAGGAAAACTCATCGATATAACAGCGAATGAGCAAGGGTTGGAAGGCACATTCAAATTGGCTAAGACATTTGCAGCAGATGATGCACTTGAGGAAGCAGCAACAGGATTACGCGATGGATTTTCCGTTGGTGTAATGGTTGATGCTTGGGATAACAAAGATGGCGCAATGGTTATCTCAAAGAGTGCTTTACATGAAGTCAGTTTGGTGTCTGATCCCGCTATCGCTTCAGCAAAGGTTGAGCGCGTAGTTGCAACAAATACACCAGAAAATTCCGAAGCAACCGCCGAGGATACAACCACACAGGAGGAAAAAGTGTCTGATACTACTTCAGATGCTCCTATCGCAACCGAAGCGGTAGAAGCAGCGAAATCAGAGCCGGTGGCAGTTCAAGCAAATCAACCAGTTGCTTACACAAAGCCACGCTCACCAATCGTAAATAAAGCAACATACCTAGAGCACTCAGTTCGTGCAGCACTAGGAAATGATGATTCAAAAATGTATGTTCGCGCTGCGGATGATACAACTTCAAACAACGCAGGTCTGATTCCAACTCGTCAATTGACAGAGATCATCAACCCACTTTCAAACGCAGATCGCCCAGCAGTAGATTCTATTTCTCGCGGCGTTCTACCAGATGCAGGAATGACTTTTGAAATTCCTAAGATTACTGCTGTTCCAGTAGTTCAGGTTGAAACTGAGGCAGATGCAATTATTGAAACAGGAATGACAAACTCATTCGTTTCAGTTGATGTTAAGAAATATGCTGGAGGACAAACATTCTCAGTTGAATTGTTAGATCGTTCATCACCAGCATTTTTTGATGAGTTAGTTCGTCAAATGGAATATGCTTACGCAGCAGCAACAGATAACGCAGTTCTAAATGGTCTTGCAACAGGCGGAACAGATGGCGGAAACCGCACACTAGATGCAGCAGGATTACTTGACTTCATTTCTGATGCCGGTGTTTCAATCTACACAAACACACTTGGCGTTGCTCAAAACATTGTTGCTTCACCAGCACAATGGGGCGCAATCCAAAACCTTGCTGATGCAGGTCGTCCAATTTATCAAAACCTAATTGGAAACTTCAATCAAGGTGGAGATCTAGGTTCAAACAGACTGCTAGGAAATTTGCTTGGTTTGAACTTCCGCGTTGATCGCAACTTATCAGGAACAGGCGACAACACAATCATGGTAATCAACCCAGATTCATACACATGGTATGAGAGCCCACGCGTTCGCCTACAAACCAATGTTGCCTTAAATGGTCAAATTGAGGTTTCATACTACGGCTACGGCGCACTTGCTACCAAGGTTGGTGCTGGTGCTTACCGATGGATGGTTGCTTAATTAATTAATTAACTGAGTGCCTAGGGTTGCTCCCGATCCTAGGCATCCACTTAAGGGAGATCAAAAGGAGATGACATGCCAAGCATTATTACTGCCAGTCAGTTGAGAAGTGTACTTGGCGTGTCGTCTGCTTTATATGACGATACATATTTAAATCAAATTATTGATACAGCCGAAACAGTAATCCTTCCGATGCTAGTTTCATTTAAGAGCCCAATTCAGGCTACTTCATTGACAGATAATGTCGCTACTTTTACTACACTAGGAATTCATGAATTTACCGAAGGACAATCAGTTGTCATCACAGGATGCGGAACACCATACAACGGCACACGAACAATCTTGGCAGACAATCTTGGACAATATACCTTTTCAGCATCGATCACTAATGCCAATATACTCGAGGCTAATGTCATTCCATCCGGAACTGCTACCTTATCTAGCGCATCAACTTATGTTGGAAACGCAGCCGTTCAATCAGCAGTCTATACAGTTTCAGTCGAAGTTTTCCAAGCAAGACTTGCCGGTGGAGGGCAAATCGAAGGAATAGATTTTACAGCCACACCATTTAGAATGGGTCGATCATTATTTAATAAATGCGTAGGGCTTTTGGGTAGTTATATGGATACCGAAGGCATGGCTCAATAAATGCCAGCCTCAACAATCCTTTCTCAGGTTCGCACACCTTTAGCAACTGCTTTATCTAGCGTTGCGGGAAATGTTTACAGTTTTGTTCCAGAATCAGTTATTCCACCAGCAGTTGTTGTTGTTCCAGATTCACCTTACTTAGAATTGGAAACAATTAACAAAAATACAATCCATGCAAAAATAAATTTTACTATTTCAGTTGCAGTTGCATATAACAGCAATCCTGCATCGCTCGACAATATCGAGCAGTTAGTTATGAGTGTTCTGGCAGTTATTCCATCAGGATATGTTGTCAGTTCGGTCGAAAGACCAACAGTTAGTCAAGTTGGAGCAAGCACGCTGCTAATTGCAGATGTCAGAGTTAGCACCTACTATACACAAACCGCATAAGGAGAAATCATGGCAACCACAGTAATTACCGGTCGCGATATTTCGTTGTCTTTCACAGGTGGAACAGACATCGAAGCGCAAGCGACCAACGCAGTATTAACAAAAGAGTTTGATCGCCAAACTTACCAAACATTAGATGGCGAAGCCTACAAAGTAGTTAATGTTTCTGGAACATTCCAGTTAGACATGTTGGCAGATTGGGGCAAAGCAAACTCAGTTTGTGAAGCGATCTGGACTGCATGCGATACTGCACCAAACTCAGAAATTTCTATTACATTAACAAGCGCAACTGGCGCACAATTTGTGTTTCCAGTATTGCCAGTTTACCCAACCGCAGGTGGCTCAGGCGTAGATGCTCAGACAGTATCTTTCACCTTCCCAGTTGCACGCGGTGAGGTTGCAGAAACATTTAGTTAAAATCTAACAACGGGAGCAAATAAATGAAACTACCAATCACAATTGAATATAACTCAGGCGAGCAAGCAACTTACATTGCCCAACCGCCTGAGTGGGCTAAGTGGGAAAAGCAGACAGGAAATACCATTGGGCAAGCATCGGAAAAACTTGGCGTTTGGGATCTTATGTTTCTTGCTTATCATGCACATAAGCGCGAACTTGGTTCAGCCAAACCCATCAAACCAATGGATATCTGGATGGAAACAGTAGCAGATGTCATTGTTGGTGATGCAGACCCAAAAGCCACAAAGCAGGAAGCCTAAGCAGATTATTGGTTGAGTTGGCAATTGCCACACAAATACCAATGAGTGAATGGGTTGAAGCCGAGGACATTTTAACAGCGATCGAGATATTGGAGGAACGGAATGGCAACTAGTACCGAACCTCTAATAGCGTATGACAAAAGAGAATTGGCTCAGTTTGCTAAAGTAATTAGAAACATGAGTGAGATCGCAGTTGAGGAAACTAAAAAGCGAGTTGGCGAATTAGCACAAAGAGAGTTAAACGAAATTCGCCGTATTGCTGCATCAAGAGGCAAGGTTGCTGATCGTGTGGCTCAAGGCGGTAAAGTAAAGAAATCCTCATTGCTTGGTGAAATATCTTTTGGTTTTGCTTCTCAAAAATTTTCCGGTGGAGCAACTACTCAATTCAACACTCGCAACGATCCAAAAGGCAGTCGCGTTGGTATTGGTGCTGCATCAGAGTTTGGCTCAAAGAATTATCCTCAATTCCCTAGATGGTCAGGGCCAATGCCAAAAGGATCAGGTTCAAGAGGTTGGTTTATTTACCCAACAGTAAGACACATGCAACCAGAGATTATTAAAGAGTTTGAGGAAATTATTTTAGAAATTAGAAAAGAGTTTGCAGATGGCAAGTAGAACCTTAACCCTCTCACTCGCAGCAGATATTGATAACCTTAAAAAAGGGTTAGATGATGCCAATAAAGTAGTTAGTGATTCAGCAGATAAAATTGGTGATTTTGGTAAAAAGGCTGCATTGGCTTTTGCTGCTGTTGGTGCTGCCGTTGGTGCTTTCGCCATATCATCAGCCAAGGCTGCTGCTCAAGATGAATCAGCACGCAAAAAACTTGAACAAACTATTAGATCAAATACAAAAGCAACTGAGGATCAAATTGCTTCAATTGATATGTATATTACAAAACAATCGATTGCGACTGCAACAACTGATGATGTTTTAAGACCTGCGTTTGGTCGTTTAATTAGATCCACCAATGATGTTGCCAAGGCTCAAGATTTATTAACCTTATCTCAAGAAATATCAATTGCAACAGGCAAGCCACTTGAGGCGGTAGCCAATGCCCTAGGTAAAAGTTTTGATGGGCAAAATACAGCATTAGGCAAATTAGGACTTGGAATAGATGCCGCCACATTAAAGACAAAATCTCATGATGAAATCATGCAGATCCTTCGTGGCACATATAAAGGATTTATTGATAATGAAGCAACTACTGCTGAATTTAAGATGCGACAATTAGAAATTGCCTTGAGTGAAACAAAAGAACAAATTGGAAATGCTTTATTACCAATTTTCAAACAATTCGCTGATTATATACTTGCATCCGTAGTTCCAAATGTTCAAGCATTTGTTGCTGGATTAACTGGCGTGCAGGCTGAAGGTAATAAAGCCGGATCATCAGCGTTCGCGTTTGGCGAGCAAGTCAGAACCATTGGGATTCGAGTAATTGAAGCAAAAGATCAAATTATCGAAATTGGAAAAGTCATTGGGTTCGTATTTGTTTCAAGCAAAATTTATGCATATATAACAGCATTAATGGAGTTGGTTGCTGCCTTCAAAGCAATTCAAGCAGCAGCATCACTTGCTGCGGTGGCAAGTGCTTTTGCTACCGGTGGGGGATCTATTCTTGCCGGCACATTAGCATTGGCTGGAGCAGGTATTGCAACTGGAATTGCAAGTAGCGCATTATCTGGAAACAAAGCAACAACAAGCGGATCAACTGCCACTCAACAACAATTGGCTGCCGGAGCAGCAAGAGGTGGAACAACAGTAAATAACATTACAGTTCAATCAGTAGATCCTGAAGGATCAGCAAGAGCCGTTGCTAAAGTCTTAAATCAAAGCGCACAAAGATCAGTTCCACAGTTATACAATTCAGGCATTAAGGGTGGCTAATGACAGTTTGGTCGCCTGACTGGAAACTCACAGTCGCTGGAGTTGATTACACAGATATCGCTATTGCTGATATTGCCCATCAGGCAGGTCGCGATGATATTTATAGCCAACCCAATCCCTCATATTTACAAATTAATTTAGTTGCTTTATCTGGTCAAACATTACCTTTTGCCTTAAATGATAGTTTGAGTTTGCAAGTCAAAAACAGTTCCGGATCTTATGTTAATTTATTTGGTGGGGATATTACAGATTTAACTGTTGAAGTCGGTGCGACTGGATCAAAGGCTACAATTGTTAATTACACAATTCTCGCAATGGGATCATTAGTTAAATTAGCAAAAGAAATTTACACCGGCACAATATCGCAGGATGAGGATGGAAATCAGATTTATGATTTGCTGTCTAGCGTTTTACTTGCTGCTTGGAACGATGTTCCATCATCGACTACTTGGGCAACATATAATGCAACTGAAACATGGGCTACTGCTGGAAATCAAGGACTTGGTGAAATTGACCAGCCGGGGCTATACACAATGGAAAATCGCGCATCCGATCCTGACACTATTTACAATATTGCAAGCCTAATTGCCAATAGTGCTTTTGGATATTTATATGAATCTAATAATGGAGATATTGGTTATGCTGATGCCGATCACAGACAAACTTATCTTTTAGCAAATGGTTATGTTGATTTAGATGCCAATCATGCGTTGGGTCAAGGTTTATCAACCATTACACGATCAGGCGATATTCGCAATGATATATATATTAATTATGGAAACAATTTTGGATCTCAAGAAACTGCCTCAAGTGCTCAATCAATTGCGGTTTATGGGTATAAATCAGAAAACATAAACACAGTTTTACATGATGCAACAAGTGCTCAAGAAGTAGCCGATCGTTATATTGCTCAGCGAGCCTTTCCATTGCCAGTATTTCAATCCATCACTTTCCCAATAACCAATCCAGAAATGGATGATAGCGATCGAGATGACCTCTTAAACATATTCATGGGTCAGCCTCTAAATATTCAAAACCTACCAACCCAGATTTCAGCCGGAGAATTTGAGGGTTATGTTGAGGGTTGGAAGTGGAGCACTCGATTCAATGAATTATTCCTGACTATTAATCTTTCGCCAGTTGCTTTCAGTCAGGTGGCAATGCGCTGGAACACAGTTCCGGTTGGCGAGGCTTGGAACACTTTAAGCAATACTTTGACATGGGAATACGCTACAATCGTAGCCTGATAATAGGAGAAAAATGGCAACCACTACAAATTACAGTTGGACAACACCAGATGATACTGCGCTGGTCAAAGATGGTGCAGCAGCGATTAGATCGCTTGGAACTTCAATCGATACAACAACCAAGAATCTAAACCCATCAACAACTCTTGGCGATATTGAATATCGTTCATCAACTGCTAACACAAACACAAGACTTGGAATTGGAACAACTGGTCAAATTTTAACTGTTTCTGGTGGAGTTCCATCATGGGCAACACCTGCATCAGGATCAACTTTTGCTGGTTGTAGTTTATATAAATCTGCAAATCAATCTTTTTCGAGTGGTTCAGGTATAAATGCAACTTTTGATACAGAATTATTTGACACAGACGGCTATCACAGCACTTCAAGCAATACCGATAGAATTACAATCCCAAGTGGCAAAGCAGGCTATTATTTAATTACAGGCAGAGCAACTTGGAATTACAGCAGCACCGGACAAAGAATTGGAACTATTAGAAAAAATGCTGGAGCAACACAACTAGCCCAAGAAACTCAAATCAATATGAGTTCGAATTATTTTACTTCATTGACAGTTCAAATTATTGCCAATTTAGCAGTTGGAGATTATGTAGTATTTGAAAATTATCAAGATGGAACAGGGTCATTAGATTTATTGGGTGGCACACAAATTTGGACTACTTTCTCAGCAGCATATTTAGGAGCGTAATTATGGAATTTAACATACCTGCACAATTAAATGGCGTTCAATTACAAAAAGAGTTAAAAGATGCTGGCATTAAACTTAATGATTACCCACGCCTAGTTGATGGCAAATTGGTTTTAGACATTGCCAAAAAAGATGAAACCAAGGCTAAAGCAATAGTTGATGCTCATGTTGGTGTTGATAACTCAGCAGAAATCGAAGCGCAACGCCAAGCGATTTTAGATCGCATTGGTTTAAGTGCTGATGAACTAGCAATTTTGCTTGGCTAATGAAACCTTGGTTATCAAAATCTGCTGTTCAATTTAGGGAGCAAGTAGATGATTCCTTCCCAGAGCGTTTGCGTAAATCTGATGGGTGGATTGGTGATTCTCGACATAGCGCACGAAAATCCGATCACAACCCAGATGCAACAGGATGCGTGCGAGCAATTGATATTGACTCTCGGCTTTCTGACGACAA